CGGTGAAGTAGTCCCAAGCCGTGCCGCCGAACACGACGCGGCGGATCACGGCACCGCTACGGTTGTTGGCGTTGATGCGCGCAGCCTTGATGTCGTCCAGCGGCAGCGCACCGACTTGCGACCAACGCGCCGCGCCTGCCAGCGTATAGGTCAACGACCCGTCGCGTTGGAAGTTCACAGTCGTCGTCGGGTAATCTTCGCCGCTCAAGGTGACGCTGGCGTCGATCAGAGCGCGAGCGGCCAACCATTCGTTGCGGTTGGTCAGCATCGTGTCGTGTTGACGCAGGATTTCCGCGATCACGGCATCGCGGCGTTGAGCCAACGACATGCTGCCAGTACCCAGCGCTTCGCCGGCCTGCCGTTCGATCAGCATGCCAACGTCAACGTCGTGCTTGGGCTTGACGTAAGCCGGCGCGAACGACAGGCTCGAATAGCCGCCGATCTTGCCGGCGCGGCCCTGCACGTTCGGGGCCACCAGCGGCGCCAGACGGCGGTAGTCGCGGTCCACCTTGTCGAAGAAGATTTCCTGCGTCTCGAAGTTGATCTGCGAGGGGAAGAAGGTCAACCAGAACGGAGTGACCGTCTTGGTATGACGCTGCACTTCCAGCAGGGTCGAAGTGTCGTAAACGTTGCCAGCCATGTTGTGGGCTCCTAGAAGTTGTTGCCAATCAGCCGATCAGCTTGCCGACCCGGAACAAGCCGGTGAAGTACGCACGCCGCTTGGCATACGAATCGATGGCGGCGCCTGCCGGCCAGGTGACCAGGGCGTCGTTCACGACGATCTGGTAGGCATACGGGCACTGCTGCCCAGTCAATGCCGGCTGCATCGCCAGCACGGCTTGCGCTGCCGTATGCGTGCCAACGACGAACGGCGTCACCGTGCCGGCTGCCAGCAGCGCACACAGTTCGTACTTGTCGATGTCAGCAGCAGCAGCGCCGGCATCCGTCTTGACCGGCGTGTCGCCGGCCAGCAGTTGTTGGGGAACCAACGGACCATAGGTCGCGCCGCTCGCCAGGTCATTCACAGCCATGGTGATCTCCTAGATGATGGATTCGTTGATGGTGCAAGCTCAGTGCTTGACCGGCTCGGACAGACGCACGCCCGCAGCCTTGGCCGCAGCCAGGATGCCGGCCGCAGCATTCAGCTTGTCGTCGCCAGCGGCACCCGTTGTGTCAGCACCGACGTTCGGGTGCTTGCCGGCGTCCATCGCTTCCTTGAGCGGGTTGCCGGCAGCGACGGGCGCGGCGGTCTCCTGCGGCGCGGCAGCCAGAATAGCCTTGGCGTCGGCAACGCTCATGCTGGTGTTGAAGGCCAGATGGTTTGCCAGAGCCGAGCGGCCCTTGGCTTCATCGCTGCCTTGAATGCCGGACACGCGGGCGCGTTCGGCGGTGCGGGCTTCCGATTGCGCGGTTGCCAGTTCTTCCGGGGTTGCCTTGTTGTCGGCGCCCGGCTTCGTCGCTTCGGTCATTGCTGACTCCTTCTTTCGCGGTTGCAGATTCGAGCCGGTGAGCCCGACCAGGAATGCCTGCACCGCCGATTGGGGCGTTGCAATGGCATCAATGAGACCGGCCGCTTTCGCGTCTTCGGCCCTGTAGATTCGTGCTTGCGTGGCACGCACGGCTTTCTCGTCCATCGGGCGACCGCTGGCCACCAGGCCAACGAAGGCGTCATAGGCGATGTCGATGCCCTTCTTGATGTCCGCCTTGACTTCAGCACTCAGGTCTTCGTAGGGGTTGCCATCGACCTTGTGATCACCGGCAAAGATGAATGAGACCTTGATGCCGGCGTCGGCCAGCATCTTCTCGTAGCTCACATGCATGGCCACGACACCAATCGAGCCGGCGCCACCACTGGGCGTCATCACGATCTTGTCGGTGCCGGCAGCCATCGCATAGCAAGCCGAGTAGCAGTTCGAGTCGATGACCGACAGCGTTGGCTTGCCACCGGCCAGCCGCTTGATGTCGGCACTGCACTCGAAGCATCCAGCCGCTTCACCACCATACGAGTTCATGTCAAACACGATGCCCATGACATCCGGGTCTTGCCCGGCCATGGCCACTTGCTGGCGAATGAAGTTGTAGCCGGTGACGTAACCCCAGGAGTAGCCGAAGCGATTGATCAGCGTGCCGTGGACCGGGATGATGGCGATGCCGCTGGAGAACGCAAACGGCTTGGTCTGTTCCACCGGACCCATGCCGTATGCCTGCACGAGTTCGCTGCGGCGTGCCAGGAAGGCATCCTCGCACTGCTTCGTGTTCGCCGACGCCAGCATCTGCAGGTCGGTAGCAAGGCCGGTGTAGTGCGCAGCAATAGCCACTTCACGCAGGTGAATGCGTGAAAGCAAAGTTCGGGCTGCGTGGTCACTCATGGGCTTACCTTTTGTGGATTCCGGTGTCAATTGTACCGACCGATGCAATGCAACTACTTTTTGCCTTCGAGGGTACGCACTCGCTCGACGTAGGACTCAAACTCTTTCCGAGGGATGAAGTTCGCATTCATCGTCGTGATCGAGTCTTCGAGACGCGCAACTTGCAACGCCAAATTTCGGTTCTCAACAACGAACTCTGCGAGTTTTGCGTTCACGTCCCATACAAAGCGGCCAATGAACGCCAAGCCGCCAATCATCACAGCTAGCAGCAATGTATGCCAATGCCGCTCATACGTCGCAAACCGACTCTTGGTCTCTTGAAAACCAATCAAGTCGGAATCGCTTATGGGCTGCGTCATCACTTGCCTTTCAGTCGTCATTTGAGTTGTCGGCTTGCTGCATCGTCTTCTTGGCTTCGTTCCCGCCTGGCTTGGTAGCCTCGTTGTTGAACTCCAAGTCAAGAGTTTTTGCCAGCCGCTTCTCACGACTGAGTTGCTTGAATACCTTCCGGTAATCTTGGCTAAGGCGGGCGTTCTCAGCCTCGCGTGTCGAAAGACCGGCATTGATCCGCATGACTGCGGCCTGCGTTTCCTTCAATTCGTCGATCTGGCCACGGCTCGCCCCGATCCAGTCGCACGCGATCAGCGCTTCACGACGGACCACATCCTTGTAGTAGGTGTCCAGCGTGAAGCCAGGCGGCAGCGGAACATTGCCCGCGTTGATTTCTTCCTCGAACCACAGGTGGTAGATCATCGTCGCCTGCTTGTCGGCGACGACTTTCTTCCGGCCTTGCATGTACTTGAAGGTCTGACCCATCGACGCACGGGCCGATGAGTAGTTGGTCTTCGTGAAGTCCCGCGAGAATTCCTCGTAGGACAGACCAAGGGCGGCTGCGGTGTGCCGCATCAAACTCCCCTCGAACTCGGTCCCTACACCGCCCGGCGTACCCATCGGCTTCAGCGACAGTTTCGTGCCGGGAAACAGATGCGGCATCTTCACGCCATCAATGGCGATGTTGTTCGATGAGCCGACGTACTGCTGCAACGCACTCATGTAGCTGCCAAGCACGTCACCGAAACCGGCCTGACCCGCGCCCATTGCGCCAAACACGACTTCGCGCGGAAGCTCGGATTCGATGGCTGCCGCATAGGTCGCGTTGACCACTGCGTTCTGCAGCGTCACGTCTTGGAAGCGCTTGGTCATCCGCATCTGCTTGAGCACGGCAACCATGTCGGCCACACCGCGGGTCTGGTCAGGCTGCAGCGGATCGAGGATGTGAATGACCTGACGCCGGCCCCAAGGCTTGCGAGCTTCGACGTACTTCCAATTCAACGGGAACCCGTCGATGAAGAAGTCGGTCGGATGCGATGTCTGGATGTAGTAGCCGACCGCTTCGCCGTAGAAGTCCTTTTTGACACCGCGGCGAAGGTACTTCTCATCGGCGTTGCCATCGGGGTTCGACAGCCGACTCGGGCTGACCATCTGGATCGCTGTCGAGAACGGACGCGACACCTGGCGAATCCACTCGGCCGTTGCGAGCACTTCACCCGTGTAGAGGAAGCCGCCAATGCCGAGTCGGATCAACTCGGTCAACGTCATCTTGCGCGATGCGTCAAACCAGCACTCGTCTGAATCAGCGAGCAAATTGAATCGGCCTTCGATTGCCGCTTGAAATTCTTCGGCCCACCCTTCATCAGTGCCCAGTAGATCGTAGGCCGGCTGCGCGTTCAAGCGGAACTGCGACCCGACGATGCTGTCCTTGTGGATCGCAACTGCGCCAGTGGCATAGCCGTCGTTCTGTACGGAATCCCTGCCGCGGGCGTCCGCTTCTTCCTTGACCGGGTTCAACTGCCGGTCAGGAGAGATCACAGCGGGTCGCCAGGCGAAGGTCTCGCGTGACGTGCGTTCGGCCCCTTCAAGGCCACCACCGACAGCCTGTTGGCTGGGCGGGCGAATGTCCAGTGCAAACTGCATGTCAGAAGATGAAAGTTGCGGGGTGGTAGGCCGCACTCGGGGTGGGCACGCCGCCGCAGCCGACGCCCAGTTGAGACTCCATCTGCTGGATGTAGTTGTAGAGGGCTGTCTTGTTGGCTGGCGTGTAGACGACCTTCTCGCCGTTCTGATCAACGAGTTCGCGGGCGGAAGTACCAAGCATCAAAGCGTGATACGCCGACCGGGCTTCTTGAAGCAGCGCATGTGTGGCAATGATTGCAGGCATTCTGTGTTCCTTTTGGACGCTCAAGAACCGGATGTGGATTGCACGCGCATTAGGCGAGCGCTTTTCCAAAGGACGCGAAGTCGTAGGAAGATTTTAGCCCGTTCGCAAAGGGAACGTCTTTCTCAGGCAACCGGATGAAGTCGTTGCGGTCCCATTCTGCAGCCCAACCAGGGGCTTCTGCCCAGTTGATCGACTCGACTCGAATCAGTTCCGAGACACAGATTCCGATGCAGTAATAGCTCAAGTCGGTCGCTTCGTTGCTGTGCCCGATCAGGTTCTCCCAACCCTTGTCAGTACGCACTTCCACGCACAGTTCTGCAAAGAATGAGTCACTGAGCCAATCGGGAAAGCGGTACATGCCTTTCATTGGTTCAAGGCAATCGAGCCGCCCGTCGAGATCGTCCTTCAGCACGTTCGAGTTCAGCAGCAGCAACGGTATGTCGCCGCGAGCACCCGCCTTGTTGTCCTTCTTCGTACTATCAGGGTAGCTAATCCGTGCGCGGGGCTGGTTCGGCGATGCGTCACCTTTCAGCAGAATGAACCGGCGATGCAGGTTTTCCTCACGGAGTTTGCGGTAGTAGGAATAAGCCATGTTGGTAACGCCGGCACGCCCGCCCGAGTCGCAGCCTACGAAGCGAATCGACATCAGACGACCGCTGTCGTCGTCAAGTTCGTATTCCTTCTTGATGACGTGTTCCGTGATTTCGTCCCAATCTTCGAGATATGTGCTCGGCTTGACCCACAGACGTTCACCATCGTCGTCCGTGCGCTGGCTCTTGCGGATGTCGAAGCGATCCACGATCACCATGTCGAACTTGATACCAGGCAGCACACCGAAAACCTGCACGACGAACATATTCTTCTGCACGTCGATGGTGGCAATCAGGAAGCGCACACCTTGTGGAACCTTGCGCTCCTTCATCTTCTCGGCACGCGCCTTGAGCACTTCGGGCAGCCGCATGTCATTGAGCGACTTGGGCGTGTACGGCTCGCCCATGTTGTTGTTCCAGAACTTGCGCAACGCTTCTTCTGAGCCCGAGCGTTCATATTCATCGTTGGCATTCAAGAAGACTTCGAGCAACTTGCGCCACGAGACAAACGCGGCTGCCACGCCACGCAGCCAGAACGATGCGATGCTGGTTCGCGGGGCCGGGCCAAACACTTCGCCGCCTGGCAGCACACCCTGACCTTCACGCACCCACCGGCCGCGGGCTTGCATCCATTCACGTTGATCCGAGTGGATTGCGAACTGGCAATGCGGGCACTTCATGCGAACGGTCGAAGCCCGATCAAGGTTCGAGCCTTCCATGTCGGTATCCCACTCCAGGTGCTTGAACATGCCCTCGAAGTATTTGCCGCACTCAGGGCATGGCCACTGCCAACGTCGGCGGTCTCCCCGGTTGTATAGCTTCAGGATGCCTTCGCACGGTGGTGCTTCATGCGGGGCCTTGGGTGACGGAATCCACTTCGGGTTGCTGACTTCACGAGATGGTGACGACTCGGCCACAGTCATTGCATAAGAGCCGAACGTCGTCGTCCGCTGCATCACCAGGTCAAAGACTTCACCGTCGCCGCCAATGCTGTCATCCATGCGGTCGCGGTCGGTGATCACTGCGCGGCCGATAGGCTTGCCAGCCACGGTTGCCGGTGTTGGCCACGATAGCGTAAGCAGCATGCCGGTGGTGTACTGCTTG